TTTAAGTTTCCTGTCTCAAGAAAATTACAAAAAACAAATAGGGGTCACAAAAATGACCGACTATAGGAGCATATATAAGGCTGATTTTAGGGTGGAAATGTCAGACTATCCAAATAAAGACGCTTTTATATTTATATTAAAAGCGATAAAAGGAGAATAGCGACCATGACTAACAGCGATAGACACGAAGATGATTTCACAGAAGAAGACACAAAAAATTGGTTTCCGAAACAGCTTAGGAAAGAAGAAGAAGTCGAGCCAGAAAAAAAATTCAGAGCATTCTTATACCACAAAGATCGTTGGCAAAACAGGCTAAAGAAAAGGCCAAGAATGATGCAAAAGAAAAGCAACTTCAGGCAGATTACGAAGAGAATGAGAATGAGAAGGCTGAGAAAAAAACGGCTGATGAAAAAGCTAAAGCAGAGAAAGAGACCGCAGAAAAGGAAATTGAGTATAAAAAAATTCTTTTAGAGAAAATCACAAAAGGCGATGCGAGCGATGATGAAATAAGAGAGTATGCCAAGCTAAAAAAGATAGAAACCTGGCATCTTAAAAGCATTGATACTCTTAAAAAAGAAATAATGGGGTAGAAAATGACAGCTCAAGAATTAATGAAAGCGAGTCTAAGGGTTTTGGGTGTCATTGGTAGGGGTAGAACGCCGGGCGCCGATCTGCTTAATGACACCTTTGAGGCATTAAAGATCATGCTCAGGGGCTTGTCTATTGAGCCAGGAGGCCTATACAAGATAGACATTGAAAGCTTTAATCTTGATGGCTCTAACAGTTACACCATAGGCGATGGCGGGGATTTTGACACTGTTAGGCCGGTCAATATAGTCGGTGGATACACATCATCTTCAACCGTTGATTACCCTCTTGAGATAATAGGTGAAAGAAAATACAGGAACCTACAGTTTAAAGACGATATGAGCGGTTACGCTTTGTATCTTTGGTATAATCCAACATACGGAGCGACGAAACTCGGAGAGGTTTACATCTATCCACCTGATGACACCACCCTGACAATAAACACCCTGCAACCGTTGGGTGAACCTGATGGAATAACGGACGATGTAATATTCCCACCTGAATATGATGGCTATATTAAGTGGAATCTTGCAATTGAAATAGCTCCGGAGCACGGGAAAGAGCCTTCCCGGACCACAATTGCAAATGCTGCAAGAACTAAAGACGAAATGGAGAAATATCACAGGTCTTTTAACATCGAACCTGTCCGAATTGACATGATCAATAGTCCTCCTAACGGGGGTTCGCAGTCTAATAATTACATAACTTTTTAGGTGACTCATGGATGCTGTCGGAATTGCTCAAGTTGTTACGGGGTTTATGTCGGTTGGGGCTATGGGAGCTATCTGGTTTGATATCAGGTCCATAAAAACGAAGGTGATTAACAAAATAGAAACTGTGGAAAAAGATCACAACAAATGCAAGCTTGCATTGCCTGAAAAGTATGGGGCAAAAAGCAGTTTGGATGATTTATGGAAAAGAACAGACCGGCATTCGGAAAAATTATCCTATATGGAAGGACAAAGAAATGGGAAGTGATGGAGAATGGAGATGGATGCTATATTGCTTAAATTCGTAGGAGATAACTGGTTGACTATTTCTTTTGTTTTGGGCCTTTTAAAAGGATTGGCAAAGATCAGTCCATGGGCTGCAGATGATCAAATAGTCCAGGTTTTTACAGGCGCTTTTTCAAAACTAAAAGGAGTCAAGAAAACGGAATAATGGCAAAAATTGAAATACCCTTCATAGGCGGCGCTTACACCGGGCGATCAAAAAACCTAAATGCACAGATTTGTCAAAATCTATATGTAGAGATTGACAAAGAAGGCGGTAAAAACATCATTGCTCTTGTGGGCACCCCTGGACAAAAGCCATGGAAAAACGTGGCCGGTGGAGAGGAATGCAGGCCCGGTGGCGCTCACGTAATGGGCGAATACCTATATGAGATTATAGGCAAAACGGTTTACAGGATATCAAAGAGCAAAAGAAAAACGACAATAGGCGATATCAACACGGCCAGTGGTCAAGTATGGATGAAAAACAATGGTGTGTATATTGTCATTGTTGATGGTCAAGATGGTTGGCACCTAACAGGCACGACATTGACCAGGATAACAGACGCAAGCTTTCCGACCAGGCCTGCAGGAATGGGTTATCAAGATGGATTCTGGCTTATCATGCAAGGCGATACTGACAAGGTTTATTATAATCCTACCGCCGACGATCCTACTGAATGGAGTGCAATATATTTCTTTGTCGCAGAAGGTTCAGGGGATAAGCTTGTGGGGCTTATTTCCAGTAATAGGATAATCAGGCTTTATGGCGCTGAAACCTTGGAAATTTGGTATAAAACATCAATAGGCTTTGGCAGAAATCCGGGCGGCTTCCTTGAAATCGGTTGCGGTTCTGCAGGGTCCATAGCTGAAATCGAGGGGTTTAATGCCTGGTTAACCAACAAAAACACTGTATGTCAGACTGAAGGCCTGGGCTATAAAAAAGTTTCAACCTATCAAATTGATTATGCACTTTCTAAAATGACAGATCAGGCTATAGGCTACGCTTATGAGCAGGAAGGCCACAAATTCTATGTTCTTACTTTCCCTGGGGACAACAAAACTTTTTGCTATGATGGCACAACGGGATTCTGGCACACCAGGGCAAGCACAACCAGGGACTTGAGGCACAATGTTGACAATCATGTCCTTTTTGATTTTAAAAATATCGTGGGTGTTGATGGTAATTTGTACGAATACGATCTTGATACATACACAGAAAACGAGATCCCTTTCAGGGCTATCCGGGCAGCGCAGGCGGTACAAAAAGACAAGAAAAATGTGTTTGTAAATTACTTTGAAATAGATTTCGAGTCCGGCGTGGGGCTATCTTCAGGGCAAGGCTCAGATCCACAAGCCATGTTAGAATATTCATGGGATGGTGGCCAGACATATTCCAATGAATTATGGGAAGGCATAGGGAAAATAGGCGAATATGCCGATAAGGTTAGATGGGATCAACTAGGGTCCGGACACAACGGATTTGTCCCAAAAGTAACTATAAGCGATCCAGTTAAAAGAGTTATGATAAACGCTTATATCAATGGCGAAGTGGGGTTGTATTAATGGCCGTACAAGATGAGCCTCCATTTTTACAGAAATTAGTCAAAGATATGCCTTATTCATGGTATGAATGGTTAAGGGATATCTGGAACAATGTTAATCTTAAACTTGAAATAGATAATCTTAAAGGGACTGAAAATCAGATTATTGTAACAACCGAGGCAAACGATGCAGGCGTAGAAATAACAACACTTTCAACGCCACAGGATATTGACACAGAGGCAGACTTGAGAGTGGGCAGCATTATTTTTGGCGATCCGGAAGTGGAGGGAGTTTTTAGACTTATTCCTTCAGGAAACAATTTGAACATAGAAAGGAGAGAATCAAGTGCATGGGTTAAAAAAGGCGCTTTTCGCCCTTAGTTTTTTATTAATATCAACACTCGTTTGGGCAGCATTCGATTCTGATTTCGTTTATGTTGAGACAGATGATACCGGCGTTACCCATGTTGGTATTCGAATCAAGACAGTGTCCGGACAAACACAATTTCCTTTTCAACTTATAGATAGCTCTTTAAATGATTTGATGCACATCTGGCCCACTGGTCATATTTCTAACGTGGCTGGCATTAATAGTGAAGCAGCAGAATTCGGGACCGGAATTCTCTTACATAATTATCAAGAGTCTATCCCACAACATGCTGATGTGGTGGGTTCTTTTGACCTTACAGGCGGCGCAGAGGAAAGTCTTTTCACACGAACAGCAGGAAGTGTTTTCACTCAGGCCGATGCAGACAGTGGAACCTGGCTTATATCGCTCACGCTTTCTGGAAATATCGGCGCAACCGCTGAAATTAAGTTTTTTATAGATGAAGATAATGTCGTAGTAGATGGTTGTAATTGGAGCGAGGATTTATCCTCTCAAACGTGGGGTATCTTTTATCATCCTGTTATGACTCTTTGTGACGGAAACAAAATAGAATTTTCTGTTGATGGTGATGGAAAGTTTGAGATATTCAGCTATGCTTTTACAGGGCCAGAAATGGCCGAGGTTGAACTTGACGCGGCCGCAGATGATGTTGACGGAT